TGGGGGCGTAGCCTCTCGCTCCCCTATCTCAACAAGCCATTAGAGGTTATGGTATGGATTTGAAAGATAATATTAATTTTATAGATAAGGGCCAGTTTAAACCGTTATTCAATATATTTGGTTGGCAGGTTAAAGAAGTAAAAACTTACAGGGAGTGGGATGTTGTTAGAGCAGACTTCTATCCTGTTGGTTATGTTCTTGGATTCAGCAAGAAAGCAGTTATCGTATGCGATGGAGATATGCAGATTGTATATGATGGGAAAACATTCACCGATTTTGACCACATGGTTCAAATATACGGTGATAAAGCCTACGAAACTTTCCCTCAATGGGAAGTTCTAGTTGAGAAACAATGGGCTATAAAAAAGGAAGGAGAATGGGTGGCGGCTTTTTCTAATTTAAGTGAAATGCCATATAGTAAACAAGTGAAGTGTTAATTATGCAAGACAATAAAGCAAGAGAAATATTAAGTGACATAACGGTATATATGAAGTATGCAAAGTATATGCCCGAACAAAATAGGAAGGAAACATGGCTAGAATTATGCCAAAGAAATATGGATATGCATCTAGAGAAGTTTTCACATTTAGGTGAAGATTTCTTACAAGAGATAGAAGATGTATATGCAAACTATGTTATTCCAAGAAAGATATTACCTTCAATGCGTTCAATGCATTTTGCAGGTAAGCCAATTGAGATATCTCCTAATAGGATTTACAATTGTGCATACATGCCTATCAATGATGTACTATGCTTCAATGAAGCAATGTTCTTGTTGTTAGGTGGAACAGGAGTAGGTTATTCTGTTCAGAAACATCATGTGAGGCAATTGCCTCCTATTCAGCATCCCAATCCCAATAGAAAGAGAAAGATAGTGATTGAAGATTCTATTATGGGTTGGGCTGATGCAATCAAGGAATTGTTTAGGTCTTATACAGGAGATTTGACTCAAACACCTAGATTCATCTATGATGATATTAGACCAAAAGGTGCAAGGCTAAAGACTAGTGGTGGTAAAGCACCCGGCCCTGCTCCATTGAGAACTTGTATTAGTATCATAGAAGGTATTCTACAAAACAAAGAGAACGGCACATACTTGACAACATTAGAATGTCATGATATAATGTGTCACATAGCAGATGCAGTATTGTCTGGTGGTATTCGTAGAGCAGCCATGATTAGTCTATTCAGCATTGATGATGATGAAATGATTAATTGTAAAGCAGGGCCATTCTGGGATGGTAATGCACAAAGAATGAGAGCGAATAACTCAGCAGTAATTCTAAGACATAAGATTGATGAAGAGGTATTCAACAAGTTATGGAAGAGAATAGAAGAAGGTGGAACTGGTGAACCCGGTTTGTATTTCACCAACGACAAAGATTGGGGAACTAACCCCTGTTGTGAGATAGCACTTAGACCCTATCAGTTCTGTAATTTGACGGAATGCAACGTTAGTAATGTTGTAGACCAAGAAGACCTGAATAATAGAGTAAGGGCTGCATCATTCTTAGGTACACTACAAGCATCTTATACAGACTTCCATTATCTTAGAGATATATGGCAAGATACTACTGAGAAAGATGCATTGTTAGGAGTATCAATGACAGGACTCGCTAGTAACAAAGTTGCTAACCTAGATGTAACAGGTTCAGTATTCGTTGCTAAGAGAGAGAACGCAAGAGTAGCAGATATAATCGGTGTAGAGAAGGCAGCCAGATTAACCTGTATCAAACCATCCGGTACTGCTTCTTGTGTATTGGGAACTTCAAGCGGTATTCATGCTTGGCATTCTCCATATTATATTAGGAGAATTAGAGTCAAGGATGATGAACCAATAGCATTGTATCTGAATAAATACCATCCAGAACTGATGGAAAAAGACCAGTTTGATGCTAATGGATATTGTATTGCATTACCGCAAAAAGCACCAGTAGGTGCAACAACAAGTAAGGATGAAGATGTATTTGCTTTCTTAGAGAGAGTAAAGGATGCTTCTGTAAGGTGGGTTTCACCCGGACACAGTAATGGGCAAAATACCCATAATGTTTCTGCTACTGTATATATCCCTGATGATAAATGGGATGAAGTAGGAAAGTGGATGTGGTTGAATAGACATTTCTACAATGGATTGTCTTGTTTCCCATATGATGAGAACGCATATCCACAACCGCCATTCGAGGCTACTGATAGAAAGACTTACGATAAGATGATGCAATCACTAAACAGTATTGATTTGACACAAGTTACTGACGATGATAATGATGATTTTGGTAACAATCCGGCTTGTGCAGGTGGGGCGTGTGATATATAGTCATCATGTAATTAAAACAACAGATGACTTGAAACTCATCAAAGAGTATCTATTCGATGAGATAGATACCATTGACACCATTATGCCTAGTGTATCTACATATAGTGTATTGGATAACTACCTGTATAGAAATGTCAAAGAAGCAAAGAAAGCATTTAGAGATGCAGTAAACGATGCTATTGATGAGAAATTAACGCTAGACCTGTTTCTTCGCTATTTGCGGAGATTTTACATAGTCACAGGTTTAGCACAAGATGACAAAGAGGTTGGCTCGAAAATGAGAAACCTGTTTGATATGGCTATGTACTTGAAAATAAATAAAGAGGAATGAAAATGAGATTTACGAATTGTAAATGTGGAAGCACGAATTTTGAAATAACACGGAACGGAAAGATGGAGTGTGTAGAATGTGGTAATTGGTTTAACCCATTCTCAGCACAACACCATAAGGTAATGAAACCAAACGGTAAGCATTACTTTTGGGTGGTACTAACACCACACTTCATTGAACGTTTTGAAGAAAACTTCATGGATAAAGATATAGAGATAGAATCTTTAGTTGCAGATTCTCTAGCAATAGAGAAAGCAGCCACAATGAAGAGAACGCAAGGTACTAAGTGGAACGATAAGCACATCTATTGGCGTTATTTCTTTAACCCAAAGAGAAAGCGTTTAGAGATGGAGTTTATCTCTCTAACCAATACTAACTATTTTACTACTAGGTTTCACAAGGATGTAGAGTTTGTAAAGGTGGGATTCTGATGGATGTAAAAGAAGTCCATGAGAAGATGAACAAGTCAACACTAGTTAGGACTTACAGAAGATGGTTATCTGATGAGAAGAAATTCTCTAAGCATACCAGAAGAGAAGGTAGGTTCAAGCAACCTATAATCAATGGTAGGAAATACTCTTGGAGTACATTCAAGAGATTACCAAGAGATGCAATACTAGTGTTCATCATAACAGAAGGTTGTGATGTTGAATACATGAAGAAACTCAACCAAGAAGGATTCTATGTTGAGAAGAGAGAGTGGCACGAAAACTTCGGTAAAAATGTCTTTGGTGGGTTGGGTGAAGAGGAATGAACACCCTCCCCCAAGACAATTTAGACTATATCGAAGGAAAATTGGATGGAATGCAACTAGCATTGCAGATAATTAACAGGAGAGATGTAGACAACAATTCTGTTAGATGGTTAGTGAAAGAGATGGATATGCTCAGAAACAAAATAAACGAAATGAATATGGAGGAAGAATAAATGAGTCAAGATAATTACTATATGAGAAGATACGCATGTACTAGAAACCAGTACAGAAGAATAATGAACGGCACTAGGTATCAAGAGGTATTTGATGGCCCCTTAGAAGAATATGAAGAAAGAAAGAAGATTATTCTGAGTAAGAGAGGGGAGTGAGATGTTTGATGATTACGGATGGTGTACTACGGCTAAGATAGAAATATCTACTGCTGATGACAGTGGAAAGACCCACACTACTAATGTAGATGTATATTCTACATATCAGTTGAATTATCATAGTCGTAAGATTGGAACTGAAGGTAATAGTCCTACGGGGCGTTATACAGTACAATGCTCCTATGTTAGAACACAAAAAGGAGAGCCTTTGATTAAAGGTATTAAAATTGCTTTACAGAATTTTCTAGGATGGGGTAGAAGAAATAGACGATGGGGCGCACCTAATGATTTCAAGGTAGCCTTCGTATTACCTAACAATAACAATGCTACTTTCATGGTTGAGAAGAAAGAGCCATACTACAAATTGATGAGTCAAAGAGTAACCAAGAAGAATCTAATGACTGCATTAAGTCGTGCATTGTATAGGTCATGTTTTGAAGAAGATGCTCAGACGCTAACAATCTATCTATTCAGAATGATAATGCTACCTGAGAATGTATCTTATGTACTTGAGAACAGAACACCGTTTTGGTTCTTTGATGTAGAAACTAGAGAAAAGGTTGAGGTTAGACTCAACACTCAAATGATTGATAATGATAAGGCTGCACTTGAAATATCAGATGGTGTATGGGGGCCAATAAGTGTGAAAGACCTAGATATATTTGTCAATTACTTCTATCATGGACATACTAGAGCAAAGAAATGGGCATATATGTCACCGAAGAAACTATGGAAAGAATTGATGGGAGAAGAACCATCATCATCACAAGAGAAACTTATGGTTGAGTTCCTATGTCAAAACAGGACACAAGACATAGTGGAAAATAGAGCAAAGGAGTTAATGAATTCCCTAACTGTAAGATACCCAGAAAGGATTCGTATAGTTGATGTGGGTAAATATACTGCTATGCTAATTAGAGGCAAGAAGGCTGATTGGATTATTGTAGATTCTACTTACAAGACTCAGATTCAGAAGGTTAAGACTTATGTGTTTATTCACGATGATTTCCTTCAACGTGGCTATGATGCTGATAGAAGGTCGTCTTATTCAAGGGCTAACAGTGGCTTGTCTTTCATGGGTGGTCAATTAAGAGGGCCAATATGCATAGACAACGTTCACAGTAATTCAAGCCTTGGCGACCAATATGCTGCTAGAGGACTAGCATTGCTCAATGATAATATAACAATGAAACTGGTCAACACTATTGGTAGATATGTCCCAAAGGAATTGAAAGAGGATATAGACAAGGTTTCCAGATTCGATATACCCTTTGTTGATATAACAGGTAAAGAAAAAGATTGGAAGGTGATTGTAAATTGAAATGTATGAATTGTGAATCAACGTCTAATTTTGTAGATGAGTCATTAGGTGAAACTGTATGCTCAGATTGCGGGCTAGTATTAGTTACCAATATATTTGAGGATAGAGTTTCCCAAGTACCCATCTTGAATGAAGACGGTAGTTCATCTATGAGAGTAGGTGATAGAGGAGCGTTAGGTTCTGTATTCAATAGTAGTGGTTTCTCTGGAAGTTACATAAAGAGATTAGGAAGAACACAATTGAAGTTTAAGGGTAGGCAACAACAGTCATTGAATAGGGGGTTCATTGAATTAAATATGGCGTTGTCCCCTTATCTTCCTAACCACTCACTAAAGGAGAGGGCGCATCATTATTACAAGAAACTGTTTTTCAGCAGGGTGATGCAGGGATATAACATAGA